TCGCTACAACCACGAGACTATCGCTCTCGGCTTCTCCATCACGGAAGAGGCGGTTGAAGACAACCTGTACGATTCGCTGTCCAAGCGATACACCAAGGCGCTCGCCCGAGCGATGGCGTACACGAAGCAAGTCAAGGCGGCTTCTGTCCTGAACAACGGCTTCTCCTCCACCTACGCTGGTGGCGACGGACAGGCGCTGTTCTCGGCAAACCACCCGCTTGTTTCGGGCGGCACCAACAGCAACCGTCTGACTGCATCGGACCTCAACGAGACTTCGCTTGAGGCTGCCGTTATTCAGATCGCTGGTTGGACCGACGAGCGTGGTCTCTTGATCGCGGCGAAGCCCAACAAGCTCATCGTTCCCCCGGCTTTGATGTTCACTGCCAAGCGCCTCCTCGACACGGAACTCCGTGTTGCGACCGCTGACAACGACATCAACGCTCTCAAGGCGATGGGTTCGATTCCGGGCGGTTACACCGTGAACCACTTCTTGACCGACACGAACGCTTGGTTCTTGACGACCGACGTTCCGAACGGCATGAAGCACTTCGTTCGTACCCCGCTGCAAAACAGCATGGACGGCGATTTCGACACCGGCAACGTCCGGTACAAGAGTCGCGAGCGTTATAGCTTCGGCTGGTCGGATCCGCTGGGCATGTTCGGTTCGCCGGGCGCGTCCTAATAGGTTGATGGCGACCTAGGAGCGAATTGGGGGGTTACAAGTAGCGATGCTTGTAGCCCCTCTTTTTTAGTGATATACAGTCGTTCATCGGGAAAAATTCGTTTACCAGACAGACCCGACTGACGACATGCAGACTGGTAAACATTACTCGCATGTGAGGTTTTGAAATGGCACGTACAACTTTTTCCGGCCCGGTTAAGTCTGACAACGGCTTTGAGGGTCCTATCGCTGGCGATTCCGCCGTCATCACCAACTTGCTTTGCACCACGCTTACGATTGGCAGCACTAAGCTGACCACGGGTTCGGTGTCGGGTACGGTGTCGGTTCAGGCAGGTCGCATCCCGGTTATCATCGGCAGCACCACGCTTTACATCGGTCTGTACGCCAGTCTCGTCCCGTAAGGATTTCGTAGGGGGGCGTTAGCCCCCTTTACCCATTACAGGAGAGGAAGATGGCAATGCAAACAGATGTCCTTGCTAGTAAGGTCCGCACTGATGCAGGTCAGTTGTTGGACCAAAATAGCCTCGTTATTGGCCGCGCCCGTGTAAAAGCGATCTACATCATTCCTGCCGCTGGTGCAGGGGAAGTGGTGTTTAGAGATGGCGGTTCGGGCGGCGCAGTCAAAATCACCGTAAATACACTAGCGTCTTCAAGCGCCCCGGACTACATCCTGATGCCGGGTGAAGGTCTTCTCTTTCAAGAGAACATCTACATCGCACCGTCAGCCGTAGTTTCGACGATGGTGATCTATGGCTAAGTCACCGGCATGGCAGCGTAAAGAAGGCAAGTCAGAATCTGGCGGCCTGAACGCTAAAGGTCGGGCGTCTTACAACAAGGCTAACCCAGGGAAACCTGGGTTGAAGCCGCCCCAGCCAGAGGGTGGTCCACGCAGAGATAGCTTCTGTGCCAGGATGAAAGGCATGAAGAAGAAGCTTACCTCTTCCAAGACTGCCAATGATCCAAACAGCAGGATTAACAAATCCTTGCGGGCATGGAAATGTTGAAATGGTAGATAACCAAGAGTCAGCGAAACACGTTGTCGATGCGTTATCTATAGGCACGGTAGTAGGAACATTGGCTGGCATCCTCCCCAGTATGGCTGCTCTATTCACAATTGTTTGGACAAGCATCCGTATCTACGAAACGGACACGGTTCAGAAGTTGCTGGGCAAGAAGCCTTACCCAAAGATCAGTCCTGATTAACCCAGGGCAAGGATCATGGACCTCCCTAAAATCACCCCCGTAATCCAGTTTGCAACGGCTGCATTTGCTTTGGCTGTTGGTGGATACGGTGCCGGTGAGAAGTTTGGGTTGTTCAAGAATGATATCCTTGTCTGGTCGCCAGAGCATTTCCACATTGAGCCAGCCAAGATTGGTCGCCCGGTAACTGTGACGGTTGCCAGGATCAAGAAGCGCGATGATTGCTCGGTTGAGAACTTCAATGTCACGGTTCGTGATGGTGCTGGTGTAATCCACGAAGCAACACCAAGCATGAGCCGGTTCACTGGGCCTGCTGGCCCTGACATTGATAAGTTTACCTATCTGCTTGATATCGCGGATAAAGAGACAATTGCTTCTGGTAGGGCGACATTGCTCGCCACCATCAAATACAAATGCCCAGAAGGCGAAAGAACTGTAACTTACCCCCGCCACCAAAATCTCACTTTCATGTTGGAGAATTAGTGTGGAGGCAATCCTTAACCTTGTTCGTACTGTGGCACCAAGCATTGCCAGCGCGGTTGGGGGACCGTTGGCTGGCATGGCTACCAAAGCCATCTCAGAAGCCCTTCTGGGCAAGCCTGACGGAACTGAGGATGAGTTGGCGGCGGCAGTAGCCAGAGCTACGCCAGATCAGTTGTTGGCTCTTAAAAAGGCCGAGAATGAGTTCATGCTACAGATGCGTGAGCTTGATATCGACCTTGAAAGAATTTCAAACGAAGACCGGGACTCGGCCCGGAATAGGGAAATAAAGACCAGGGATTTAACTCCCAAAATCCTGGCTGGCTTTATCACGGCTGGGTATTTCGGGGTTTTGTTTTACATGCTGACGCATGGCCTCCCCACCACAGGTGGGTCTGAAGCTATGCTGGTTATGCTTGGCACCCTGGGTACTGCCTGGGGCGGCGTGGTTGCCTACTATTTTGGTTCGTCTGCTGGCAGTAAAGAAAAGACCGAAGCGATGAACAGGATGGTTCGCAAATGAAGTCTAACTTTGAAGCCTGCCTTGAGTTTGTGTTGCACCATGAAGGTGGCTGGGCGGATGATCCGCGCGATCCGGGTGGTGCCACCATGAAAGGTGTCACAATAAATGTTTACAAAGAGTATTTAGGTCGGGATGTTAGCAAGGACGAATTGCGTAATATCCCAAAAGAACATTTGTTAAACCTATACAAGACGCGCTATTGGGATAAGGCAAACTGCGATGTCCTTTCCACTGGCGTTGACTTGGTGGTGTTTGACTTGGCTGTGAATGGGGGTGTTGGTCGTGCTGCCAAAATTCTCCAGCGTTCTGTTGGTGCGGTTGAAGATGGGGCTATTGGTCCCAAGACCATGGCTTTAGTTCTAGCTGTCCCGGCAAGTGAGCTTGTTGCTCGTTTTTCTGAGGAAAGGCGGGACTTCTATCGCAGCCTCAAGGCGTTTGAACACTTTGGAAAAGGCTGGATTCGCCGCACCGATGAGTGCGAGATTAAGGCCCTCAACATGATTGGAGAAGTTAAATGAAGAAGCCCAAGATGCCCTCAATGGGTATCGGCACCAAAGGTGTTTCCACTGGTATGCCTCAGTTTGCCTCTCGCGCCTTGCGTCCCGGTGGGATGGCAAAGGGCGGTAAGGTGGAGAAGATGGCTAATGGTGGGCCTCCGATGGCTCAGGGTCGCCCTGGCCCCATGCCGCAGCGTCCTATGGCTAGTCCCGGCGGTAAGCGTCCCATGCCTCCAGCTCCCGCTGGTCGCCCAGGGCCTGCCAATGCGGCTGCTATTGCATCTCGCGCATCACAAATGTCTGCCCTCCAGGCCGCGCAAGGCGCGCCACGCCAAGGAGAACCGCCAGCAACTCAAATGGCTGCAATGCAGGCAAACCAAGGACGCCCAATGGTTCAACAGGCAGCGGCTCCCGCCATGAAAAAAGGCGGCAAGGTTTCCATGGAGAAGTGGGAACATTCCTCAAAGGATTTGGCCCAGGACAAGAAGCTTGCTGCCAAGCGCGGCATGTCCATGGAAGCCTGGGAAAAGTCTGCTGCCGACAAGAAGCATGACACTCAGCAGTCCATGAAGGGGCTGAAGAAGGGTGGCGATATCATGGCTATCAAAGATACGCCAATGGGTCGCAAGATGGCTTCTGCTGCTATGGGTGCCAAGAAAATGGCGCGTGGTGGTGGTGTTGAATCCCGGGGCAAGACCCGTGGTAAATTCATTTAAGGATGATGAACATGAAGAAGTATGCTGATGGCGGCCCGGTCCCAGTTCCTGGCAAAGAACCAAAGGAAGGCGGTCGCAAGTCCCGTATGCGCGACATGATCTCCCCGGAAGAACGCAAGGAGCTTGATGCTCCGTTGAGCGTTGAAGACTATCGCCGCCCTGGTATGAAGAAGGGTGGTGCCGTGAAGCGCATGGCTGGTGGTGGCTGCACCCGTGGCGATGGCGTTGCTTCTCGCGGCAAGACCAAGGGCAAGATGATTTGAAGAAGCCCGAGAAGGTTCAGGATGTCATGAGGGAGTTTAAGGAAGGCTCCCTCAAATCCTCTAGCGGGCAGAAGGTGAAGAACCCCAAGCAAGCTATTGCGATTGCGCTTTCCGAAGCCTCCCGCATGAGAGAGGGTGGGCGGGTAGAGAAGCCGCTTTATGAGCGGCCTAGACCTTCTGACCTTAAGGCTAAGACCATGACGCCATCCCAGAAAGCTGCGGCAGCTAAAATCGCCAAAGCTTCTGGAGATAAGAAGGTTGGTCTTTTTGCCCGGATCAACGCCATGAAGAAGGTGAAGTGACATGGCAAAGAACTGGATCAAGGGTGCCATCAAGAAGCCTGGGGCTTTACGGGCTTCCTTGGGGGCTAAGGCGGGGCATAAAATCCCAGCCAAAACCTTAGCGACAGCGGCAAAGAAACCCGGTACAATGGGTAAACGGGCAAGGCTTGCCCAGACCCTTTCAAAGCTTGGGCGGCCCTGATGACAACCTCCGGTACTGCGGTTTGGAACCTAGACATCGCTGACCTCATTGAGGAGGCGTATGAACGTGCTGGCCTTGAAGCCCGCACAGGCTATGACTTCCGCACTGCCAGACGGTCCCTAAACATCATCTCTGCCGAATGGTCTAACCGGGGGCTTAACCTCTGGACTGTTCAAGAGAACAGTTTGGTTCTGACCCCTGGGGTCAAGACCTATAACTTGGCGGCTGATACTATCGACATCATCGAGACTATCATTCGCGTCAATACTTCAGGCACCCCATTGGATTACACGGTGTCTCGGATTGGTGTTGGTGATTACGCCACCCTGCCAAACAAGAACACTACAGGCCGCCCGCTTCAGATTTATGTGAACCGGCAAGTCAATCCAAACTACACTCTCTGGCCTGTTCCAGACCTACCCTACACCATCATCTACTGGACGATGCGGCGCATTCAGGATGCGACCACGGCTACAGATGTCATGGATATGCCCGTCCGGTTTGTGCCAGCATTGATTGCAGGGCTTGCATTCCATATCGCTATGAAGCGTCCTGAAGCCACTGCACGGGTTCCGCTGCTCAAGATGGAATACATGGAGCAGTTCCAACTGGCAGCCGATGAGGACCGTGGTAGAGAGCCTGCTCGCTTTGTCCCCTGGATGTCCTATCCATGACGGCTAAGTTTGCTCGTGGTAATAAAGCCTACGCATTCTGCGATAGGTGCTACCAGCGGTACAATCTATCTGAGTTGACGTATCAGGTTGTCAACCAGAAGCCTACTGGTTTGAAAGTGTGCGAAGAATGTAATGATGTGGATCACCCCCAATACCAATTGGGTAAGACCCCCATCAATGATCCTGTGGCGCTTCTTGAACCCAGGCCGGACATCAACCCGGGTCGCAGCTTATGTGGCTGGAACCCTATAGGTAATTCTGCTACCACTACCAACGGTAATGTTGGTATTGTCAGCGTATATATCTCCTAAAGACAAGGACGAAACAAATGGCTGGCGTTACAAGCGAGAACATGAAGAAGTACGGGCGGAATGCCGCTCGTGCCATGAACCAAACTGGTCGCGTGGTTGGCAAGAGTGCGGGTGATCCGTGGAAGTCTGTGTCTGCTGACCAAGGCTCCAACACCGGGCAGGCTGGCAAGATCGCGAAGAACGCCCCGGCGCCAGATCAAGCCATTGTGAACAATGAGTTCACGCCCAACAAGCCAACCAAGATTCGCGGCACAGGCGCAGCCACAAAAGGCACGATGGCTCGCGGCCCTATGGGCTGAGGAGTAAGCGGTAATGGACTACGCAAATCTGGTAGCTCTGCTTCAAGAGTACACGCAGAACTCATCCACTGAGTTTGTTACCGCTATTCCTGACATTGTGAAGTTGGCTGAGGATAGGATTTACCAATCGGTACAAATCCCTGCCCTCAAGAAGAACTCAACTTCAAACTTCCTGTCTGGCAATAAGTATCTTGCCACCCCGGTAGATTTCTTGGCTGCCTATTCAATG